TTGGTTTCAATATGAAAAAATTAATGAATGTAAAGAAAAGAAGCGGCGAAGTTGAAAAATTCGATGCTGACAAAATCAATAAAGTTTTAGCTTGGGCTTGCGAGGGTATTAGCAATACTTCTTTTGAGGAAGTTGGCATCAATGCAAACCTATCTTTCTTTGACGGAATATCTTCCAAAGATGTTCACAATACTTTGATCGAGTCTGCCGCTAATCTTATTTCCGAGGAAAAGCCTCAGTATCAATACGTTGCTTCTCGTTTGCAAAACTATCAGCTTCGTAAAGAAGTTTGGGGTGGCAGAAACGCGCCAAAACTTATTGATTTCGTAAAGGAAAACATTAATTCGGGCATTTATGATGCTGAGATTCTTAAGTGGTACGATGAAAGAGAGTTCCATAAGATCGACGAGTATTTAAAACATGACCGTGATTTTTCGTTCACTTATGCTGGTATTAAACAGTTGTGCGAGAAATACTTAGTTCAAAACCGCACTACGAAGAAAATCTACGAAACACCGCAATTTGCTTATATGCTTATTGCTATGACTCTGTTTAAGAATTATAGCTCAAACAGACTCCAGTACGTTAAACGTGCCTACAATTACTTTAGCCAACACAAGATCAATCTTCCTACGCCAATTATGGCGGGCGTTCGCACAACTTTGAAATCTTACGCTTCGTGCGCTTTGTTCACTGTTGACGATACATTAGATTCGATTTTCGGTAATAATACCGCCGTTGGCCTAGCTACCGCCAACCGTTACGGTATTGGCATGAATATCAGCCGTATTCGCGCCGTAAATAGCCCAGTTAAAGGCGGCATGGTCAGTCATACTGGCCCAATTCCGTTCTTGAAGATGTTTGAGTCCACCGTTAAGTCGTGCCATCAAAACGGCATCCGTGGCGGCTCTGCAACCGTTAATGTTGCGTGGTTCCATCACGACATTGAAGACATTATGGTTTTAAAGAACAACGCTGGCACAGACGATAATCGCGTTCGTAAGCTCGATTACTGCATTGGCTTTGATCGTTTGTTCTATGATCGCGCCATGTCCAATAAGACAGTTACCCTTTTCTCGTACCATGAAGCTCCTGAATTGTGGAATAACTTTGGTATGGAAGGCTTCAAAGAACTTTACGAAGCCGCCGAAAAGAACAATAAAATTAAATTTAAAAAGGTAGTTAATGCCAGAGATCTTCTTTTTTTGTTCTCTAAAGAACGCGTTGAGACTGGCCGCATTTACTTGATGAATGTTGACCATGCTAACTCTCATGGTTCTTGGACTGAACAAGTTGATACTGCTAACCTCTGCTTGGAAGTTAACCATCCTTTAACTGCAATCAAAGACGTTAATGATAAAGACGGCGAAATCGGCGTCTGCATCCTTTCTGCCGTTAATCTTCTGGAAATCTCGGAAGATGAAATGGAATCAGTATGCGATGTTATCGTTCGTATGCTTGAAGAATTGATCGACCATCAAAACTACTTTGTTCCTGCTGCCGAAAACTTTGCCAAGAAACGTCGCAGTCTTGGTGTTGGCGTAACCAATTTGGCCGCTTGGTTAGCTAAACGCGAAATGAAGTATTTTGATAAGCAAGCTCCTAATAAGGTAGCCGCGCTTATGGAATCTGTTAGTTATAATCTTATCAAAGCCTCTGTTGAAGTCGCTAAAGAAAAAGGTAAGTGCGAGAAGTTCCATCTGACCAAATTCTCTCAAGGCATCTTGCCGATTGATACTTACTGCAAGAACGTCGATGAGTTCGTGACGGAGAAACTTCATTTCGATTGGGAAGGTCTTCGTAAAGAAATCGCCCAACACGGTATGCGTCACAGTACTTTGACGGCGATTATGCCTGTTGAATCTAGCTCCGTAATTCAGTCTTCAACAAATGGTATTGAGCCTCCTCGTTCTCTTATTTCGTTCAAGCGTTCTAAGTCTGGAGTTATTTCGGTTGTCGTGCCAAATATTAAAGAGCATAAACAGCACTACACAATCGCTTCTGAAATGCCAAGCAATGACGGTTATCTTAAAGTCGCCGCCGCAATTCAAAAGTTCGTTGATATGAGTATGTCAACTAACCTGTATTATAATACAGCAGCTTATCCAAACAAAGTTCCGCCACAAACAGAACTTGTTCGTGATATTCTCCTCGCTTACAAATACGGCATCAAAAATCTTTATTACACAAACACATTCGATGGTGACACACAAACTGTGCTTGGTTCAGCCACCGAAGTTAAAAAAGTAGAGCCAGAAACACAACCAGAAGAAGTAGATAACTGCTCCAGTGGAGCTTGCACCCTATAAAAAAATGAAAACAGTATTAAACACCGTAAACACAGATTCTCTTAAACAGCCGATCTTCCTTGGCGAAGATTTAGCTATTCAGCGTTATGACCGCTTGAAGTATCCAAAGTTCTATGATCTATATGATCAACAGATGAACTTCTTCTGGCGTCCACAAGAAATCAATCTGACTAAAGATTCTGCTGACTATAAGAATTTGTCTCCAGAAGAACGCTTTGTCTTCGATAGCAACCTCCGTTTTCAAACGATGACGGACTCTATGCTTTCTCGCAGCATCAATTCTCTCGCTGATTATGTCAGCAATCCAGAACTTGAAATCTGCATGAATGTATGGTCTTTCTTTGAAACTGTTCACAGCAACAGCTATACTTATATTCTTCAAAACGTTCATCCAGACGCGACCAAGTTCTTTGACTCTATCTTAGAAGATAAGGAGATTGTTAAGCGCGCAGAAGCTATTTCTAGCCGCTACGACGCTCTCTTGAATACCAAGAGCGAAGACCCAAAGCAACAGATTTTTGACGCTCTGTTGGCTACTCAAATCACCGAAGGTCTTACTTTCTATGTTTCGTTTGCTTGCTCGTTTTATTTCGGTTATCGGGGCAAGATGGAAGGGAACGCTAAGATCATCAACTTGATCTCTAGAGATGAAAATCTCCACGTCGCTATTACTCAAAATATCTTTAAGATTCTCCGTGATAACCCGAAAGAAGGCTTTCAAGAAATCGTAAAGAAGAATGAAGATCGCGTTTACGAAGCATATCGTATGGCAGTAGATGCTGAAAAAGAATGGGCCGACTATCTTTTCTCTCGCGGGAACTTGATTGGACTCACATCTGATTCGCTCAAGAACTATGTTGAATGGCTCGCTGACAGCCGCTTAACTTCTATGGGTTACAAGAAAATCTACAACGTTAAAAGCAATCCTCTTTCTGGATGGCTGGATAGCTTCTACGACAGCAAGAAGATTCAAGTAGCTCCACAAGAAACAGAAATCTCGTCCTACGTTAAAGGCGTAGATAACAAGATGGACGAATCTGTGTTCCAGATGAATCTTTAATCTAAGTAGAGGTTATCACCTCTTGAGTCGATCCATTCATCTCCTATTCTCATAATCTCGGTTCTTTCACCGGGTTTGAGAATAGTTATTGTTTCGCCACCAGCGGAACCAGCAGCAGAGGATGTTTTTATATAAATATCCTCTTTTCCGTTGTTCATCATGTTGTATGACGAACCTTCTTCTAAATCTTCTGGAAGTGTTACAGTAGATTTAGTTTGTGCTTTCATATTCAAAAGCGAACTGGTTTCTGTCTCTGTCAAAGCTACAACTTCCTCAACTCTCTTGACTGTTCCAGCTGTAGTTCCGCTGTAAGTTTCGCCAGAATATTTAAATTCTGTACCGATAACGTATTGAGTTGGCGCTCCTAAAGTAGTCCAGTTAACGTTCACTCCAAAGGTAACGATTTTAAATTTCAAACCTTTATTACTAGCTTGAGCCATTTGATTTACTAATATCACGTCGTTTTGATCAGCCCCTCCATTTAGAGGTAGTTCGATAGGCTTTGCGACTGGAGCCTTATCGGCTTTATCTTCTAGATAGCCGCTAACAACAGGAGACATAGCTCCTTTGCCAAAATCGTCGTAAGGTTGGAATTTAAAATAATACCATTTCTTTCTTTCGATAGTTGAACTAGAAAGTCTTATAGTATTTGAATAAGCTCTTGTTTCATTAAGACCTTGTTCTTTGTGAAGATTCGTGAAATCAGTTGTGTCTGGCGTAAAACCAACAGTATCTCCACTATATATATCTACTTTATATACGTCTTTATTTGACGTTGGAGAATAGCAGTTAAATACTAGCTCATTATATGAAACAGCTTCTGGAAATACTGTAATATGTAATCCAGAGAATCCTACTTTGTTATTTGGTACTTGATTTAAGTCAGCGTCACCAAATGTTCCATCGTTTAATTTAAATAATTCGCGGCCTTCGTTAAGTCCGTATTGGCTGTAATGTTCTTGACCCCAAACTTCTTTTGATTTGTTTGTTTGCAAGATATTATTATCGTAGTATTTAACTAAATCTTCATAATAATTGACGTAAGCAGTATAATCTGGATCAGATCCTCTATAATTAATTGTGATTCCGTTGCCAACTGGTTTTGCGTAAACATTTCTAACAGAACCTTCTGCAACTCCGTTAAATCCGTCAGCTGATTTAAACGCTTCTACAATATTTTCATATGCAATTTCTCCTGTTTCGCTTCTAATTAATAGAGAATCAGATCCTTTGATTCCAGAACCAGTGATCACGTTATCGTAGCCGCTATTCCATACAGCTAATTTGACTCCATCTGCGTTGCCGAAGAAACCAGACAAGACATAGTAAGGAGAATCTTGGAAAGAATCAATAACATCAATCTTGCTATATTCTGGCAATACGTTAAAAGAATTAAATCTTCCGTAGCTATCTAGACCGTTAACGCCTTCAACTGTTACTCTTAATGAAAGATTTCTTGTTGGAACAACATTCTTGTAGTTAACTGTTTCTCTGCTTATCAATCTCTTGTTTGTATCTTGGTCGATTCTATAAGATAGTCCTTGATAATTTTCTACACTGTCTAATACGTTGCCGCCTTGATCTAAAACTTCAACTTTAACTTTTGGCGGGAACGATATAAAAGGATTGTTACGCATTTTTTCCACAGTGGAGATTACTCCGCCCGTCGGATCAATGTACTTCCATCTGAATGTTACGTCAGAAGATGTAAAGTTACCTTGTCCATATCCAACTAGTTCTTCTGGTTCAGCTGGATCGTCTTCTCTTGGATACCAAATAACATTATAGTCCAAACTCTTTATATCAGCAGTATCTACTTTCATTCCAGTTACAAGTAGTCTATCTACTGTATGGCTTCCATTATTATTAACTACTAAAGTAGGCGTAGGAAGAACGTGGAATGTTTTTGAAGCCGCAGAATTAGATAAGAATTTATATGGCGCTTTTCCTTGCGCGTAAACATCAATGTCGTATTGACCGTAAATATCATTAATAGGAATACCTGTACTTAAAGCTGTTTTTGGAACAAAGAAAAACTCAGTTAAAGCCGAATCGTGTTCAGTTGAGTAATCTGGTCTGCTAACATATATCTTATACCCAGTAAAATCAGCAAGATCAGTTGTTGTAGCAGTCCAAGACAATGAAATACCTGTTCCTCCGTGAACGCCATTATAAAGTAAGTTAGTTGGCGCTTCTGGTTTTAAAACAATATCATAAGGTGATTTTACATAGATAGTAGATGAAGTATCATCAATCTCTCTTTCTACATAGTCTTCTTTATTTGGATGGTATTCTAATCCAACAATGCCATAAAGATTAGCTTCCTCTTCTTTTGTAGCGATTGTCTTATAGAATTTAGGCTCAACACCAGAGCCGCTCAAGACATAAAGACTACCAGGTTCTAATGAACTTAAATTTTGCGGGCTTGTGCTTAAATCTAAGTTGTAGAATCCAATTGGATAACCAGTTCCATAAATTAATCCACTGTAACCTATTCCATCAATTTCGGCCAAGTTTCGTAAATCAGTTTGACCTAATGGACCGGGTCCTTCGTACATTTCAATTCCGATAGAATTAAACGCATCTACAACATGAGCTGTGGTTAAAGCTTCTGAAACTGCAACTTTAGTTCCGCCAAAAAAGTCTTTCGGGAAACCAACTGTAGAATATCCTAAGTTACTTCCTAGCGACCATTTCGAGAATGTTGGACTATCTGGTCTATAATCAAAGCCTTGCCATGTACTAGATACGTGATCAACTTTAGCGTAGTATGGCTTTGAATCTACTTGAACATAAGCTCCTCTTTTATAAGTAGTGCCAGTTTTCCAAGATTGAAAACTAGATTGCTGTTGATTGCCTACGTCAGCTTGAATAATTGTGTAGTAAGGCTGAAGCTTACTCATTGCGAGTAAATCTCTGTATATAAATTTAACGCTTCCAATATCGTTTAAGGTCTTGGATGCTCTTTCTAAGATTCTGGTTCCTCCTTTGATCAATGCCGCACAATATCCAAACGCAGAAGAAGAACCGTTATGCGATCTTCCAATTTTGAACACTTCTGTTGCTGCGTAAGTATTCCAAGTTGAGCTTGGAGTAAATGAATTGCTTATCTGAGAACCATTAGAAAATACAATAACAACGTCACCATTTGAAGCGCCTGTAAATACAGCATTTGACCATAAATCATTCAACGAAGAAATCGCTGATCCCGTAATTAAAGCTCCAGCAGAACTTAATCTTACTGCTCTAATTTCTGAAGTGGCAGTAGCTACTGAAGAATTATTGACTGTAACTGCACTCGCTGTACCAATTCCATAAGAAACAACTCCAGTCCAAGTTGCTACTGAGCCAACAACTTGACCATATGCCGCACCTCCAACCATATCTAGATCAATCTCTAAGTCAGAAAATACACCAGATATATTGCTAAAGGTTAAAGAATCCCATCTTGGATTTCCAGAAGCGACTGTATTAGCTGGAAATTGATAAGGAATTCCGCTTAAAAGTGTTTCGCCAGTTGTTGTCGCCCCCGATATTCTTCCTTCAACTGTGTGAACATCAACAATTGCAGACTTCAATAAAAATTCTCCTGTAACGGTAATTACAGAACCATATCCAGCATTATTATAACCAGATATGTTGAGTTTTTTTACTTGAGTTTGGCGTCTCGCTCTAATTTGCTCAAGTGTTCCTGTGAAGCCTCCATCTGCGCCTGTTAAAGCATTTAAGTCTGAAACAGCATAATTTCCAGACGGAATGTGAACATAGATTCCAGAATCTAAACCGTCTTTAAACTCGCCATCAACTTTGATTGTTGAAGCGTTAGCATCGACTTCCAAGATGCGTCCGAATGTTCTTGCGACGTTTCTAATCTCGTCGCTTACGGTGAACAAGTCGCCGGGTTGAAGATAAGCCGCTTCCAAGCCTCCAACGAAGCTAACCGTATCAACCTCAAATATAGAGGTGCTAATGACGTATCTGCCAATTCTCTTTGCTTCTGATCTAGAAGTGCAACCAGCAGCGTTAATTTTAAATGGATTTAAACCATATTTTCTGATACCATCGGTATCTTCAATGTATTCGATTTTTGTTTTATAAGAATCGTATCTATCGTTATACGTCACTTCAACGGAAGTGTAACGCATATTTCTAGCTGTTTCTGTATAATTGAACACTCCGTCCTTAACAGACGAGTTGCTGAAATTCATTAACTGTTCTTTTGGTCTATCAACAAAGAATGAGAATCCTTCTGTGTTCCAAAATACAATCCCTTTAAAGATTGCGGCGATATCTTTTAGAATATTATAAGCTTGATCTTTGTTGTAGAAGATGATGTTACAAGTGTATCTTGGTTCTAATCCACCTTGACCGTCTGGCACGCCTTTAAACCTTCCGTCGTCATCAACAGCATCGCAATAACGCCCAATATCATAAAGGTTCCATTTATCAACAGAAGATGAATCAATGTAATTACCTAAACCATAATTCGGATCAGTAATGATGTCATATAAAACCCAAGCAGGATTATCTGTCCAACCAATCTTAAATGTTCCGTCCCAATTACCATAGTAAATTTTATTGCTATCGTAGAAATTAGAATCACAGAACTGACTCAGTTTAGAGTCAGAATCGTGAATCATACAGAACTTTCCGCCGCCAGTATCTTCCGACAGCTCTCTCAAAGTTCTTGTGCCAGCGAAATCCGAATCGCTATGAAGATAATAGAAATTAATGCAGTTCTCTCTAGCGTGAGACAACAATGTATCATATGTTTCTGGAGACATTACTTCTGGAACTGTACCAGAAAAATATACCACTTTTCTTACAGTATTAGTCCAAAGACGCTTAGTTACATTAGATTCAGAGGCTTTGCCAACTTGATCGCTAATGCTAAACTGACTCTTTCTCAAAAAGAAATTTGCGATAATAGTTTCCGCAATATTCTCTGCGGACACTGATATTGGAGATGAGCTTAACGCATCAAATAACTTTTTGTACAAATTGGTTTGATTTGCTCCAACAGAATCTGGAGTCTCTACTTCTGTGAATGTTTCGTCTCCAAGATAAGCGCCAAAATAAGATACTGTATCTCCTGTTGACTCATTAATTTTATAAGACCCACTAGCTTTTGTTTCCCAAATCGAGAATCTTACATACTTATATCCAGAAATGATTTTCGCAATCATATCCTTTAAGTTTCTCTTTAAAAGAGAGCGAGTAGCAAAATCCATGTTCTGATCGACCATGAATACAACATCCAAGTCGTTAGGGTTTCCATCGTAATCTGGATTAGCGTAAACATAACGGCGATCTAATCCATTTCCACCTAAAGGATAATAATTAGAAGGAATCTTAACTTTCTTCATCTTTACGTCATATTCTCTTTTTGGAGGACTAGAGAATGTTCTTGAGTCAAACTTCAGCCCAGCGTGCGCCGTCATTGGATACGAAAAACTTCTATCAACAATTTCGATTACAGACTCTACGCTAAGATCTCTTTTAACTAATGGAGAAATAGTTTCTGGCGTAATTTTCTCAATAGTCAAGTATCTATCTCTGCCATTGAATGAATCAGGCAATATAATCTCTTCATTATCAGCAGCTATAGATACTGATACTGGATCAACTGGTCCATTTTCTCCGCCTTCACTATTAGGATCGTTTGGGTCGTATGACATAAATTATTATATTTTATTATGCTGTTATTGCAAATGTTCTAATGTTGTTTGTCGCATTTTGCCCAGAAGCCGTTAAAACTACCATAGAATTATCTGGTGAAGTCGCGTTTACATATATAGAATGAAGTCCAACAGCTAACTTTGATGTAATTTCAGCTGGAATAGTAAAACTGAATACTCCAGTAGTTGAATTTATTTGAATTGCTGTCGCCTCTACTTGATAAGCTGGATAAGTTGAAGTTGTTCTAGCTACATCTATTTGAGCAATTACTTTTATAGCTGGCATTACTGTATTGTTTGTTCCATCAGATAACAAATAGGTTGCCGTTCCGCTAATTGTAATAGCTGCTCCTTTTGCGTAGGTTACACTAGCTAATTCATTAAACGTTTTAGCTGTTCCAGCTCCAGTTCCTACTGAACCAGCAGTATAGTTTAATCTATTAACTGCTTTTGGGACATAGTCGATCATCTTTCTTTTCGTCAAGAAATTAATCAAAGACAAAACGCTAGAGTAGTTTCTAGGTTTAATCTTTAACGCTTTATCTTCTTGAGCTGTTCTTATGATAGGCATTGGTTATAATTTTAATCGTAATTGATTATTTCTACAGCATTATTTGTCGCTTTTGTTTCTGTAGCTGGATTGCTTCCTGCGTTTACTGATACTGTCGCTCCGTTGTTTCTGTTTACTAATGGATTAGAAGAGCTTGCCGCAACAGTAGATGTTGTTGGCGCTTGCGTATAACTTGTGCTTCCATTTCCAATCATATAAGCCCAAGGACTCTGAACTAATCCTGAAATCGGGATTCGTTTTGAAGAGTAATTAGGGCTTCCTTCTACGCCCCATTTAAATATTAAATCTAAACTTGATGCTTTATTCATACCCATTTCTCCAGCATCCCCCTTTCCTCTTCCTTCTGAAACAGTATCCATTAAAGACTCCACAACTAAACTTACTTTTAGTTTTTTAACGTCTCTGTTTTTAATTTTATGAATAAATAAATAAGGATCTTGCGCTTTATCTGGCCACCCTTCCGAATTAATAGCCCATAGGGTGAAATTTCTTGATTCAACTCCAGCTCTTGGGGTTAATGGTCTTATATCTTGTTGCGTTGTTATTGGTCCAAGCAGTTTAAAATTAACTGGTTTTGCAATATGAACATTTTTAAAATTAACTAACGGCTTTTGATTTTCGGTTCCAAAATTAATCTCCATCATAACGTTTCTATAATTGTATTCGCCTTTATAGTTCATTACTGCATTTCCATTAAGATATATTCCTTTTAACATGTCTAAACCGTAAACCTTTTTACCGTATTGATCTACTAGTCCATAAATTGGCCCTTCGCAAATCAAATCGACGCATTCATATATAGATATTGATTTCTTTAAATTTTGTCCATTAGGAGGCGGGACAAGAGCAGGTATAGGAGCACTACTTCCTCCAGCTCCTTTTATAAATCTTAATGGGTTTAATATTTTCATCTTATTTATCTTTTCTTATGGGCGGATCGTTATAAGATAACGTTGGATCTATTGCTCCTCTTGCAGATGTATTTGCAAGTGTTTCGTTAAATGTTATAGAAATTTTTACTGGCGCTGATTTTAATTCTAAAGCTCCTATTTTTGCAGAGCATTGCCATTGAGAGTTATATACAGAAAGTCCTGATTTTGAGGCTTGTGGTCTTTGAGATACAAATCTAACCAACCGATTAGAAGTAGCGGAAGTTTGTTGCGCGTAACTTAATAAATCTTCAAAAACAAAACCGCCGCTACCAGTTACTGATGTTGCTGTTTTAAAGAACACTGTTCCAACTGAAGAAGATGAAGCACCAATAGCTGTCCAGTTTGTTGTACCAGAAGTAATAATCTTATATTTTCTTCCAAACTTCATAGCTGACGCTGCAATCGGCAATACTTTGCTTCTAAACTTCGCTGATTTAGAAACGTTTAAATCATTTAAAACTGAATAAAATAATTTATCTTTTGCAATCAATGCGTAAGAAGAATAAGAGCCGCCATCTAATTTTGATTTGCTGTACAAACTAATACCATCGGAACCAATGCCATCTTGAAACCTTGCATATAAACGATGATAGCCAAGAGTAAGGGTAACTTCTTGAGTTGTTGAACTTAAATCATTTATTGCTGGAGGCGGAACTAACTGCATACCAAATCCGTGATTTCCGTAAAAAGAACTTGCGAGTTGGCCATCAAGATAAAGATCAGCAGCGTCATCTGAGTCTATTTTAAATGAATATTTATTGACTGGATATATCTTTCCATTTCCCAAAGAAGATGGCAGAGAAGCATTTTTGGTGAACGTCATGCCTAGTTCCGGTATTATTGGAGCGCCTCCAACTCCAGTTAATCCTAATTCAGCCCATTGTCCAGTATCGCCTATCTTTACAATTTCGTAAGTAACTCCTTCTTGCGCGTCATAAGAGTTAATGACTTTAGTTTTGTCCATTTCCACATACAAGTATCCATAAAACTCCATCGCATAATTATCTAAAGAGTTTCTATCAAGAGTTGATCTTGTTATTGTTCTTAGGTTAGTCATGTTCAGCTCTTGATCATAAACTCCCTGAACAGTATATGCTGGGAAATTATCAATTAGCGAATCAAAATCTGTTTTATTTTCTGGAGATGTTGATGGCCCAGCAACAACAGACCAAGCAGAAGCCCAATCGCCACCTAAAGCGCCCAATTCTGGAATAACTCCAGCATTAGCTTTTAATGCTTTATATGTTGACTGGAAAGCTGGAGCAGTTATCTCTGCCCAAAAAGAAGTATTGACTGCGTTATTTACTATAGGAAATGGCTGCGATTCTCTTATCGCATTTGCTGTTGAAGCAGTAGTGTATGTTTCCGTTGATGTTGCTCCTGAGATTACAAACTTAAATGTATTTGTAGCTACTTCTGTAATTGTTCTTGTTCCGTTTGCATAAACAGTTCCCGTTAAACCATCAACGACTACAACGTTGCCAACACTTAACCCATGAGAAGAGCTTGTTACCGTTACTGTATCTAAATTTCTTGTCGCAGCAGTAATTGGTTTTGGAGAATATCCTGATTCAGTAGCTACAAAATAACGCGTCACTACAGCTGTAGCGTTATTAGCTGCTGCATATGAGCCGTCTCCAGTTCCACTAGCTAAAACATAAGTAAAAGTGTTTGATGCTGGAGTAGATGTTATTGTTTTCGATCCATTTACATTTGGGCTTCCAGTTATTCCTGTTACCTCCACAATGTTTCCAGCCGCATATCCGTGATTTGTTTTCGTTGTTACCGTAACAGTCAAACTTGATATAGTCGCTCCAGAAATATAATTTGTGTGAAGGTATTTCGTAACTTCTTTCTTTACGAATTTGTACGATGAATCAAATGTTGGGAAGTTTAAATTAGCAAATTCTGTTGGACCCCATTTTATCAAAGTGTTAAGTGGGTATGTAACAAAGTAATTTGCGGAAGTATTGATTGCGTTTGTTGCCTTTGTCTTTAACTGAAATGGAATTGGATCATACGATCTATACGCCAAACCATTTTGAAACGCAAACGCTGTTTCTATTGCGATTGCGCCTTTCTTTGTCGCGGACAATTCTTTCCAATCATAAACAATATCAGGATTGTAAGTAGATATATCAGGATTAGATACAACTTCTCCATTTGTTTTAACAATAACTTCAACTGGATCAGTAGCAACTTTTGCAGCTGAACTTGTAATAACATTAATATAGGAGTTTAATATATTAATGCTTGAGAATGTTTCGCTTTCAGAGTCGTTTGCTGATTGGTTGGTAGAGAATCCATCGGCATTTAAATTATAAGGAGATGGAGCTTCATCTTCTGAAACCAATTCAGTATAATCATTGATCGCCTTATCAGCAGGAGTCATCAACTGTTTAATGTCTGTGGCTAATGGATAATGGTTGGTTGCCGCACTAATTTGCGATGATCCCACTAACAATCTTCCATATCCAACAGGAACAGCTTGTCCTTGAGATACGTTGCTAGGTTTGTTGCCAAAAAGATAAGATTTGCCGCCAGCAGCTACTTCCTGATTAAAGTCTGGTTTAGGCTGCGGAAACAACAAAGTCATAACTCCTTGAATAGCCAATCCAGCTCCTATTGCCGCCACAGCGCCGCTCAACCCAGCTAAAGAACCAGCCGCTGTAGTTGCTACCGCTCCAGCAACACCCGCTGTGGTTCCTGCTGAAAAAATACCCAAACCAGCAAAACCAAGTCCTCCAGTCATTGCGATTAAAGCTACGCCAGCAGCCAACATCAATATGCCTCCTGAATTGCTTCCAGCGCCCCAAACAACAGGAACGATGTGCATTTCTTTTGGAGCCTTTTCAATATAAAGCTCTTTAGGATTACTTAATACTTCATCATCTATAACTATTCTGTATAAAACTCCTTTGATAGCTAATTTTTTAACAGTATTAGCAAAGTTTTTTTTATTAGCGTTGATAGCTGAAAATACTTCTTTTGGAGAACTAATGTTTAAATTAAAACATTCTCCAAATAAGTTACGCAACTCTCCATGTAAATATACGTTAGTCATAGTATTTTTTGAGCATTTCTATATACTCTTTATTTACATGAGGAACCTTGGGAACGATAAGATTAAATTTTTCTGTTTGTTTGCTGTAAATCAAGTAAGGAATACATGAATTTTCGCAGTTGAATCTATCAAATTTAGATTCATCTTCTTCTGTCTTTGGATGAGTATGATAAATAGCAGCAAGCTTTCCGCTTTTGATTTGCTTGATAACTTCTAAAGGATGAATCTCAAATACGTCGTTTTCGTAAACAGCGATATTTTTTGCTGGTTCAGTTTTGATTTCGCCGTTTTCAATATAGACGAATCCACAAACCTCAACACTAGATGTAGCTGCGTGATCAATAATAGATTTCATGGTTATTGTTGAGACATTCCGTATTCTTCTGTACCGGGGAATCCGCCAAAAGGAAGTCCATCTTGATTTCCAAATCTCAATTTGCAGCCTTTAATACTCTTGGAGCATTGGTCGGGAATCCAATATTCTTTATTGAAGTATGGATCTTTTGTACTGCTAGATGTATGGTTTTTAGCGCAAACAAATACTTTATGAATCGGCTCCCAATTTGGAATTGCGTTAATATCAGATTTAGTTACTTTGATATTGTGATTTTCTCTATAAACATAATCGCCAACTTTGTAATTATAGTTAGAAATCCATTTGTCCCTGTTGACTAATAAACCAAAAGTTGATTCATTAATGCCTACATATCTAGAGATTGCGGAGTCTGTTCCAAATCTTTGAGCGCTTGTTAATGTTGAAGCCTCATCCGCATCGTAGTAGTACCTAGAAACAGGAACAGCTGCCCATGATGTAACCGCTGGCGGTTTATAGTAAATAGTTAAAGCTCCACCATCTCCTTGATTATACCATCTAATTAAAACTCTATGATAACCTTCTTTTAAGAAAATAGTTCCTTCTTCTTGTGGAGCGGTTGTATTTTGTGGACCACTACCATAATCTCCAGCAATTACGTCGCCATCAATAAATAATTCAGCAGCATCATCAGGATCAACTCCAAGAGAGTAGCTTCCAGCTTGCCCTTTATCTACTTTGAAGTAACCGAGAAATTCAGTAAATACATAAGTATCGTTTGTCACTGTAACAGAACTAACGGCAGATTCAGAAGAGAATGTCGCTTGAGCAATTTTGGTAGTAAACTCAGAAGAATTTGCTGGAGAATCTGGACTACCAGTAGTTGTGTAAACTCTTTTTAAAAGACCTGCTCTAAAATCAGTTGCAACAGAAAGTCTTAAATCGTTCTCGTCCGCAACAGGCGCGCCCATATAACGGCATCCGTTACCTCTATAATGAAAAGAACAATAACGAGACATTACAATTCTTTTTGGGAAATTTACTCCATCAAGTTCAAGCGGCGAAGCTAACTCAAATTCTACAACAGCTTTATTTTCACTAGAGCGTCTTAGAATAAAGAAAACTTGATCTTCTAAGCCCGCTTTTGGATCGGCGCTTCCATAAGGATTAGCTCCAAGTGGTTTAGCCGCTGTTGGCGAAAAGTTTTTATCGTCAAGAAATTTAACAAATGTGCGCTTTCTTACCACTTTTGCGCCAACTAAGTTGTTATATCTTCTGATTAAGTTAGATACGAAGAAGTCTTGATTAGAAACTGCTAATTTTGGTCTAGGAAGTGTTCCGTCGCCTTTACTCTCAAACCCAGAACTTTGAATTGGAAATGGCGCATACTCTTCACCTTGCCAATAAACCGAACCTTCTATTCCATTAGTGCCGCCATGAATGTAAAGTTTCTCATCAGGAAAGTTAACGTAATCATAGTAAATGACAAAAAACTCTAGCAGCGCGGATGGTTCCAGCGAGAATAGAGCAGTATTGACTAAATGGTTAGATTCCCTTGACATTTCCTTTTACCTTTAGATTATATTACACCCATGAGTCAGAAAAACCATATAAAAATAGACTCTTTCAAAATAACTAGAATGTATTTAAACGACATTCCAGAAGTTCTAAAACTCGCCATATCAGCGCAATCCAAATTCGGAGTTACTTCAACAGTAGCTCCTTCTTTGTTTTTTAGGGAAATCGGCGCGATACTTCAAAAAAACGCCATCACTTCATTTGTTTTCAGAGACATGAAAGATAGAATTTTTGCCGCTTTCGTTATCTCTCCAATTACAACAGCATCGGCTGAGATTGCTCACGTTTTCGTTGACAGTCGAGTTATCCAAACTACAGAGATGCAGCAAGCGTTTAAAGACAAACTTGAAGAACTCAAATACAAAGAGATCGCCGCAAATGTAATGAAAAGCCGTAAAAGATACAGTATCTACGTTAAATTTTTAAATACTTACGGTTTCAATGAAATAGCAAATGACAATGATGCTTATTTAAAACTTATTTATAGAAAAAGTTAAAGTTAATGTAATAATCATAATGATTATGAACAAAATTAAATTATTCATCGTTTCGTTAACTCTAGCTCTTTTGGCTACCAATGCTCAGGCTGGTATCCCATTTTATCTTGAGTCCAAGAATAACACCTCCGCTACTAACTGGAATACCCAAACATATTCCCATGAAGCTCGCGTTGGCGTAGCTTATCCTTGGGTTTATGCCGAAGTTGGCAAAGGTCGCCAATACGTCAACTCCTTTAACAAGGGCGAAAACATGGACACCTTTGAAGTTGGTACGAAGATCACCGTCAAAAAGGTTGATGTTAAGCTCAAGTTTGAAGGAAGCAACGGCAAGCGTTTAAATTCTAAATTGCCGTCAAAATTCCTTGACACAGGCGGCGAAGTCCGCATTAGATATAACTTCTAATGAAGTTTGATCGTCTCGTAAACCTAGCAAAAAACCTAATTATCTATGACGACACTGGAATCCGGTGTCGTCATTTTGCTTTTATACTGCACAAGAATCGTGTCGTTTCCATCGGAAGAAACTCAAATAAGTCTCATCCGATAAACAGAAAGTACGGTTACTTTGAAGGAAGCGGCATCCATGCCGAAGCGTGCGCCGTCATTAAATCTGGCAAGGTTGATCACTCAAAAAATACTTTAGTTACATTTCGTATTGACAGAAACGAAAAAATAGCTATGGGTAAACCTTGCAAACACTGCCAAAAGCTTTTGGGCGATGTAATTTTCAAAGAAATTTACTACTCAAATGAACAAGGCGAATTCACAAAATTTAATGAAAATCTTAATCATCGAAAGCACAAGCAAGAGAAAGCCGCTGTCAAATGAGTTTGACGATACATCAATCGTTCATTGCCGTAACAGCTTGATTCTGGCCGAGGCACTCGGCGCAGACTTATTGGATGGCGAATACAAACTGCCACAAATCTTAGCCAACCAGTATGACGTAATCATTTGCGCGTATGCGTCGCCGTATATGCCTCATGTTCCTTACCGCGAGATTCTAACAAAGAATCCAAACGCGAGGTATGTTTGGCTAGTTAACGACCATGACATTGAAGACAATCAGCTTCTTCGTTACGGCGTAATCAATCATGGATTAAAGTATGACATGATCTGCAATAATCCTCGTAGCGGTTATCGCCACTGGATTCTCAACAAGAACATCGCGGGCAAAAAGCTGAATGACTTTATCATTGAGTGGCTCACTGTCAATCTCAACTCCTTGATTATGGATACGCGCAATCCTACGAATCCTGCCGACAAGGACGGCATCATTTATTACGGCACTTATCGCAAGCACCGCCAAGTTTCTTTCGAGAAGTTCTTAACAGAAGGCGTTTCTCTTTCTTGCTCGCCAAAAAACGTCAAGAAATTCCAAGCGATCAACTGCAAATGCACTTACGTTGAAAAGTTATCTTGGAAGAAGAACGAAGAGGATTTACGCAAATATAAATACTCGATCTACATTGAAGATTTGCACACTCATTCAAACTACGCTTTCTTGGCGAATCGTTTCTATGAGTCTTTAATGAATGATGTTGTTATGTTGTTCGACGCTGGATGCGAAAATACTATTAAAAACTGCGGCTATAACTTATCTCCTAATATCATTATTGATGAAAAAAGATTGTCAAAAGGCTTGACAAATTATGTTTCATCATTGAACTACGAGGAAGAACTTAAACATCAACGGCAGTTTGTCCAACAAGCTTTCCTTGAAAAAACCACAGCCATTCAAAACATTAAAGATTTCTTAACATGAAATACGAAGTTACATTCGCCCTCACAGAAAAGTCGCGCAAGCATCTTAACCTTCAAGAACTTACGCTTTATAAAGCCTCGATTATTTCCACAAATGATCTCGATGATACAAAACTAATGCTTCTTATCACCTTGTCCGAAGAAGGTCTTCCAATCGAAACCCCAAGAAGATTTGAAATGGAAGTTAAGAATATTGGATTCGGCCTTGAGAAATTAAGAATTCTCGGCTGGCTCGCAACAACCGATTATGTTTGCGACTGTATGATTACCCTTCACTCTTTTCAACAGCCTGAAACCGGATGGAAAAGCTAATGAGTAAATACCTCGTTAAAAAAACCCACACTCTTCATTGTTTTAATTACGGCGAAAATATTCAAACTGTTCTTCCTGTATTTTCAGGAGACATTCTTAATGTTTTCTCTAAGTCTAAAGACTTATTCGATCAAGGAGTAGAGTATTGGGACTTTACAAAAAATTGGAGCGCAAAGATCGACGCTGAAACACTATCTGCTTTGGAGGAAATACAATGATGACTTACGAAGAACAAGAAACAATTTTGTTTACAGAATTTTCTAAAGTAAAAAAAGATTTTGAATCTGTTTTAAAAAAGAAAATTACTCGTAAAAACTTTAAAGAAGCTATTGTTGATTTAACTAAAATCGCAGTCAACACTCAATTTGATTCAGAGATTGATGCGGACATTAGAGAAAGACTATCTGTATTTTTCGCTGTTTGCCAGCCTTATCTTGGTGAGGTTATTTGGTCCAAGATAAAAGAAAAAACTCTTAAGATCAGTATTGATTACGGTGATGACGCAATGGTTAGCTGGAATATTCCAGTAGAAACATTTTTTATAAATCAAAAACAATTTGAACTATCTCTTGGAATGTTAATCAGCAGCTTTAAGGATTGCTTCCTTGGTCTTTTCCTGTGCCCAGAATTGCGCGAAGCAGTTATGCAGGGCGACGAACTAGCGGTTAAAGCTCTTTACTCCTCCTTCTCCAGACCATCTATGGAATCAACAGTTATTAATCTCAAGCTGTTTAAAGAATGTTTCCCTGATTTCTATGAGCATATCACTACCAAGTTAGATATTATGAAGGTAGAAGATATGAACGAGTTTATCAAAAATAAAAATAAAGAGTCCAAAGCCCCAGCAAAAAAGCGTAAAAAGAAGTAATGCCATACTTAAACGCCAACATTCCTGTTTTTCATGCTTATTTAAGCAGTGATTTTCTTTATAATCATACTAAAGCTGAAAAAGAGTATATTTCGTGTGAAGTTTTCGGAGTTACCTCATTAACTCGCCGCTGCCTTACATTTCAAGTAATGACGGAGTATGGCTCTAGACATGATAGAGTTCCTATTCAATATCTGACACTAGAACCTAAACACTCTAACTATCCTTTAGATTGGCTGCAACTTTGGGATTGTTACTCAAATGTCTTGTCTGTAACAAGATATGAGTATCATAAGAACGCCGCTGTTGAAGTTCAGCTCAAGAATCACGAATGGGTTAAGGGCAAATACTTATTCACAATAGACTGGCATGACAATCCTGATTGCGCTCTAGGTTATTCTGAAATGGCTGGAGGACACAAATGCGGCCATCTTATTTGGGGTCTTCAAGACTCAACAGGTAAAGAATGTAATCAATTATTCTTTCAGCCAAATAATAGAGTTGTTTGGAGAGATGGTGGCGCTTTTATCGCTAAAAAATTAGAGAAACCAGATTGGAAAGTCTTTGATAAAGAGTTCACTTGCGAAGGTAAAGGCAAGTGGGTCGCTTTAGATAACGACGATTACTTCTATCAATTCAAAGAATCTGATAAAAAAGTGTAATGGTATGATAAGTGAAGAAGGCATTTTTTCTAATTTTATTTATTTTTATTTCCAGCTTGCGTGGAAGCGAGATGGTTCATGCCTTCAAGTCTCCGTTTTTCAATGGAGTTAACTATTCTGGACACGCTCTTACAGTAGAGAATTTAGCTCGTACCCGCAAGCAAGCCGTTAAAGATAACTTAAAGGCTGATCTTGAACAGAAGAAGATTCAAGAGACAAACACTCCGCTCAATACTTTCATAAATAACTTACAAGCAAGAATTTATTCTCAGCTTGCTTCTCAAGTTACAGATCAGATTTTTAATTCAAACGGCGAAACGTTTGGGATTATCAACTTACAAGGTGGCGCAACCGTTACTTGGCAAAAGAACGGCGACTTAGTAACGCTTTATATCAATGACCCAGCAACAGGCAGTTCGACACAGATTCAGCTTCCTGTTGGAGTCCTCAAACCAGGAGGTGGTTAAGAATGAAATGGGTAATGCCATTTTTAATTCTTTTCTTGGCTGGTTGCTCATCTTTCCCGCAAAAACCCGCCATATTAGAAAAGCCGAAGCTGCAAGCTCCACCCTTGGAGCAGCAGCTAAAGAACTTGCCGCCGCCTGAAAGCCCAAGAATCAGCATTGCTGTTTATTCCTTCGTCGATAAGACTGGACAGCGCAAGACGGTAGATTCTTACGCCTCTTTCTCATCTGCCGTTACGCAAGGAGCGGAAAGCTGGCTTATAGACGCTTTGCGCGTGGCTGGCAGTGGCAAATGGTTTCAGGTGCTAGAGCGCACCAGTTTGGATAATATCATTAGAGAACGGCAGCTAATCAACCAAACAAGAGAAACATTTCAAGGTAGAGACGCCGAAAAGCTAACTCCTATGCTTTTTGCTGGCATTATTGCGGAAGGCGGCATCATCGGATATGACACCAACATAATTACTGGTGGTGCTGGCGCAAGCGTTCTTGGTATATCTGCAAGCTCGCAGTACCGTAAAGACGTTGTTACAGTTTCGCTTCGTTTCGTTAGCGTACAAACAGGCGAGATATTACTTAGTGTAGCTGTAACTAAAACAATTTCTAGTGTCGCGGTTTCAGGCAACCTATTCAAGTTCTATGAACACGGCGTAACTCCTGTGGAATCTGAACTTGGATTAACTGCCAATGAACCAAATACAATAGCTGTTAGAAGTGCTATCGAACAAGCAGTGATAGAAATAGTAGATCAAGGAGATAAATCGGGACTCTGGAAATATAAAACCCCACAAAAACAATGAAAATCAAACTCTTAGCCTTATATGTATTTTTATCCGCCCTTTGCTTTGGGCAGAATCAAATCTACATCAACCAAATCACCACTACTGGTACAACAACTATTGTTCAAACTGGTAGCGTTAATAAAATTGGTTCGTCTGGCACACCCAGCGAAATAACATCCGACAACCTCTCTTTTGAGATGAGACAAGTTGGAGACAACAACGATGCTAACTTTTCCATGATCGGTAACAACTTGACCCTTAAATCTATTACTACTGGTAATAGCAATAACCTAAAGATGTTCACAAATGGAGCAAATAACGATATTGATCTTACCTTCACTGGCAACTCAAATACATTCTTGCTTAATAAAGACGCTATCGCCAACAGCAC